TTGCATCGGGTAGTGAGTTCCACATGCACCTGGCGTATTTGATCTAACTTTAGCATGGGATATTTATAGGCTGCTATTTTACTAAATACAATATGCAAACTTATTTTGTTCGTGTAGAGTGTGATGTCACTGCCAAGGTGCATGCACAGCCTTTGCGCTATCGTGCTTACGTGAACGATGAACTGTTTGCTGAACGCACATGGATCTGGACTAATTCATACTTAGAAGAAAATTTTCAAATACAAGCAGCACCAGGTGTTTACCCCATCAGATTTGAAACGGTGGACGACGCAAATGGGCGTATCAAAGTACGCAATCACAGAGTGATCACAGGACCAGGACGAATAATAGACTATCAAGGGCAAACAGCCGTGGAGATATCAAATGAGAGCACATGAAATAATGGAAAATGCGTCTGGTGGCGCCACAGCATCAGGTGGTATAGCACCAGTTAGTCAGCCCATGGGCATGGTATCAAGATCTGGAGGTTCTTTGCTGACAGGTAAATATACAACTGAATCAGATCCTACGCCTAACACGCCCAAGGAATACAAAAGGAACAAGCATGCTCGCGGACAATTTAAAAACTCTATTGGCAAGTAATTTTGTCTACTACCTCAAAGCACACCAATTTCATTGGAATGTGGAAGGGTCTGATTTCAGCGAACTGCACAAATTTTTCAAAAAAATCTACGAAGACGCCTATGGTGCACTGGATCAAACAGCAGAATACATTAGATATCTTGACGAATACGCCCCCGGCAGCATGCAACGTTTTGGTGAACTCAGTGCAATCAGTGAACAAAGCCGTATTCCACGTGCTCGACTCATGATCGAAGAACTGTTGGCCAACACACAACAAATGATAGAACTTTTGAACCAGTGCTTTGCTGCTGCTGAACAAGAAAATCAACAGGGCATTGCTGACTTTGTGAGCCAGCGCCTGAGTCAACACGGCAAGTATCAATGGCAACTGCGCAGTTATCTGAAAGACCAGCGAGCATGAGCAACGACATCCGATCAATCTTGGACAGATTGGCCACAGTGGAGGGCCGGTTGAGCCCTGCACAACAACGGGTACCACAACTGCCTGCACTGTTCAAGCCCCGCCATATTCGTGCCTTGGGTGCAAAAACAGACCCTGCTCATCCCATGGACGGGTACATGGTTGGTGATTCAATAGAACCTCAACGCACAGCACTTGAAGAAGCCATGGCAGAAATTGAAGAAGACATGCTGAGCAAGGTCAAGAAAGATCTTACACAATACTTGGATCGACTGGAAAAGAAAGTTGCGGTGAGCCGCGACTTGAAAGACAAGGCAGTTGATGCTGTACGAAAGGGCAAGGCCGAAGAAGACCTTGATGAACTTGACTACTCTGCTGCGTCAGGTGCTACAGCACAGCCAAGTGTTACTCAGCAGGCACAAACTGCCGGTAATGCCATTAAAAAATATATGCCCGCTGCTACCAAATTTGCTGCTAACACCGTAAGACAAATGAAAGGTCAAGACCCGACCAAAGATCCTTCATACGCTAAGTTGTCCCCGTCGCAGCAACAACAATATGTTCAAGCACAAAAAACCATTGATGCCACTGATGCAGATGAATTAGAAAAGTTTGATGCCAATCAAGCAGCAGCAAATGTTCAAGGAATGGCCAAATCTGTGGTCAATCCAGCCAACATGCCTGATGTCAATTTGAAATCCAATGTTGTTGATCGTAAAACAGCCGCTGACTATGCTCCAGCCACCGTTGGCGGTAAACCAGCAACAACACCTGCTGCCACATTTGAAATGGCGGATGGCAAGTCTCTTGATTGTTATGGGGATGACAACGAAGGTTATGAACTGCGCCATGGTGAACAAGCATTGCCCAGTCGCTTCCGGAACTTGGATGATGCTGGCATGGCAGTGAAACTATACCAAGCCCGCAAACAAAAGCAACGTGCTGAGCAGGACCTTGGCCAAGATTACATAGAAGAACGATAATCATGATCATTAACGATTTATTTACAAACAAAAAAACTAAAGTGTCAGAAGGCATGGCGGGACCAGTAGTGTTCCGTGGCACAGGTGCTGATGGTGGCAAATATGAAATCATCCAATCTGGTCCCAATGATTACATGATTCACGCCAACGGTCGACACATTGACACTTATGGTAGTCTACAGCGAGCCATGAGCGTGCTCAAAAATGAAGTACCAGGATTAACTAAAGGTGTGGCAGAACAAGCACCCCCTATCAATGTGCCGCCAGGCCAGCAGGCAATTACTCAACCTGATGGCAGCACACGCATATCAAAACCAGGCAGTATGTCAAGAGCCGACTATGCAAAAAACATGGCAGCATACAAAGCACAAACCCAGACTCCTGCAAAAATAGCCGATTTTAAACAAAGAATGGCATCAGGACAAGGCTACACTGATACAGAACGTCAAGCAAATTTGCAACAGCAGCAACAACACTTTGGCAAATTTGCAGATACCGGTGATCTTGATGAGGATGCTTATGATCCTTTTGCAAACGATCCAGCTGCTGATGCAAAGCATGAAGCGGAAGTTCGTGCTCGTATGCAACAGCAATTAAAGCAAGGCAAAGGTACCAGTCTTAAAGACATGCCCTCCGTAGATCGAGACCAGTATTTGAAAAATACAAATCGTACCTGGGATGAAAAAACACAACGTAGTGTGCCAGCAATCAAACCAAATGTACAAGAAGTCAGTTTGGGCGACTATAGTAAGAAAGCACAACTGAGCCAAGCAGGTGCCAAGATAAACAAATTCTTTGACCGTGATGATCCTGCCGCAATTGCCCAAGCCGATCGAACCATTGCAAAGAGAGAACGGGGTCTTGGTAGAGCAGATGCCAGACGCCAGCCACTCACAACACCACCTGTGGACCAGGACAAACAACGCCGAGACCTAGCAGACAAATATCCCAACATCGACGAACTGGTACGCCAAGCAGAACTGCGCCGTGATCCACAATACGATCGTGCAGATGGACCAGCCTACTATGATGGACGTGACGCGGAACAAAACTATCACCGACTTAAACAAATTCAACGCATGATACGTGGTGCAGAGTTGGACGAAATGAACTTTGGCGGTGTAGGCCAAACCACAGATTCAGCCACTGGTGATGTGACCACAAATTTCAGCCAAGGTCCGTTTTCTGTGTCACAGACCAAAACGCCAGGTGGTTATACAAAACAAACTGATCAACAATTCGACCTAGGCACAGCAACGCTGGGCGCACGAACTGTTGGGCCCAACATTGGCGCAGGTCAGTTGGCTGGCACCACAACCAAAACTGCCACCAACAACATGACCGGACAGGCCAAACAACAAGTCAAAGGAGTTGGCTTTGGTGGGGCGTCAGGTGCTAATGTGGGCAAGAACTATGTTGGCTCCAGTGACGATGAATTGGCCAAATTGGCTGCTGACAGCGCAACAGGAATCAATGAAGAACCCAATCAGGCCACAGTGAATGTGCCAGGTGCAAGTTTCACAGCCGACAAAAGCACAAACACTTTGTCGGGCACAACCAGTGTTGGCGGGACAACTCTCAGTGCAACAAAAAATATGACACCAGGCGGTGGTGGCTCAGTTTCCGCAAGCATGCAGGCAGCTCCAAACTTGAATTTGACGGCCACACAAAAATCAGCCAATTATAACAAAGGGCAATTGGCAGGAACCAAGTCAGTCTCAGCCAATTATACTGATACCACAGGTGCATTGGGCAAGCCTGGACAACAGCACACTGCAACCAGAACAACAGGTGTTGGGTTTGGTGGTGCGTCAGGTGCCAATGTGGGCAAGAATTACGTGGATCAATACAGTGTCAATGAAAGCGTGGAACGTATGCAACGTCTGGCTGGCATCAAACAATCACGTGTATGAACAAATACGTGGCCACTGTGCTAGTCAAGGGACAGATTGTAAGGACTGCGGTTTTTGCTGAAAATCCAATGCATGCCCGGTTGATTTTGGAATTCCAATTTGGCATAGGCAACGTGGTCAGTTCTCCTTCCATGGCAAACTAAGGCCAGGATAGTAGAGCTGACACCAACCAACACACCTCTCTTAGGACCGTGTGGCCCGGCTGCTGGGCAAGCTGAACGATTCGCTACCGTGATGCTTGAAGTGAGCAAATTTGCTTTGACAAAATCAAAATCTGTGTTATAATAGTGTTTTAGGAGTACATATGGATACCAAAACATTCAACGGTGATCAAAAGATCAAACTCACCCAAATCATCAACGAAGGCATGCAGGTCATGCACGAAATTGATACGCTACAAGGTGGCCTGACCGACACCATCAAGGCCATTGCAGAAGAATTAGAAATCAAACCGGCTGTGTTGAAAAAAGCCATCCGCGTGGCACACAAGGCCGAGTTTGGCAAGACCAAACAAGATCAAGAACTGTTGGAAACCATACTTGAAACTGTGGGCAAGACACTGTAAATGCAATCAATGCGCTTCGCCCGGAATAAATTTCCGATAAAACAACTGCAAGGCAAATATTGCATGACTCCTTTTATTCTAGTCAGCGTCAATGAATCAGGAGATGTATATTTGTGCGGTTGCACTTGGTGGATGTCGCAATCAGTTGGCAATATTTTACAATCAACCTTGGATGAGATATTGTCATCACAATTGGCTAAAGATATAAGACAATCTATAATAGATGGTTCTTATGTTTATTGCAATGAAAAAGTTTGTGGTGTTATGGCAAATAATGGACTCAACACTATTGACACACTGCCACCAAATGTAGCTATGCTGGTAACTGATTCAAACAAATATAATTTGCCGTATCATATACATTTGTCACTAGATCAAACGTGCAATTTAAGTTGCCCTAGTTGTAGAACTCAAGTGATCAAAGTTCCAAATGAACAAAAACAACAACAGAGAGATCTCGGAAAAACATTATTAAAAAATTTGTTCTCGACCCCTACTGATAAAAAAATGGTAATTGAAATCAGTGCCGGCGGCGAATTGTTTTCCAGTGAAATGTTGATGGAAATGTTGTCAGCAGTCAATACCGATCAATTTCCAAATTTAGAAATACATATTGGTACTAATGCCACTTTGATCACTAAGAGATGGAACCGTATTAAGTCTGTTGAAAAATTTGTTAAAAAAATCACAGTAAGTGTTGACGCAGGATCTGAATCAGTATACGAACTTGTTCGTAGAGGAGGAAAATGGAAAGATCTTTGTGATGGAATGGAATTCTTAAAGAATAAAAAACAAGAACTAAATTTTGAATTAAATGGTAGATTAATATTTCAAAAAGAAAACTATCGAGACTCAGAAAAATTTTATAATCTTTGCCAACAATGGAATTGTGATTTAGCAGAGTACAGCAGAATTTACAATTGGAACACATGGACCTTTAAAAATTTTTTACAACAGGACGTTTATAATTCTGCTCATCCCGAATACTTGCAAGCAGTTGAGATTGTACAACATTTGAAAAAACTACCAAAAACTTGGTTCAATGGATTTTAAAAACATAAGTAAGAACGAATCGTTCACGTCACGAACATGTAACAAGGCTAGACCGGCCATAAACGGAGAACAATGAGTTATATTGACGCACTATTTGATCGTGAACACGATCGCATTCACGTGGTAGAACGTAGAGAAGGCAAAAGGCAGTACCGAGAGTATCCAGCCAATTATGTTTTTTACTACGACGACCCCCGAGGCAAGTTTCAAAGCATCTACGGCACGCCTGTGTCGAGATTTAGCACACGCAACAACAAAGAGTTCCGCAAGGAAGTTCGAGCACAAAGCGGGCGACAGATCTACGAATCGGATATTAATCCCATATTCCGATGTTTTGAAGAAAACTACAAAGACCAAGACGCACCCACACTGCAAACAGCATTCTTTGACATTGAAGTTGCGTTTGATTCAGTGCGTGGGTTCTCTCCTGTGACAGATCCTTTCAATCCCATCACTGCCATATCGGTATATCTGAATTGGTTGGAGCAACTGGTCACTCTTGTGGTGGCACCACGCCACATGAGTCCCGAGACTGCTCGTGAGATCTGTGCGGAGTTTGAAAACACTGTGCTGTGTGAGTCTGAAACAGAAATGTTGAAGATGTTCCTGGACTTAATAGATGATGCAGACATACTAAGTGGCTGGAACTCAGAAGGCTATGACATACCCTACACTGTGAACCGTATCACTCGAGTGCTCAGCAAAGACGACACCCGACGTTTTTGTTTGTGGGGGCAGTTTCCCAAGAAGCGTGTGTTTGAACGCTTTGGTGCTGAGAATGAAACTTATGATCTGGTGGGTCGTGTGCATATGGACTATATGCAACTGTATCGCAAGTACACCTATGAAGAGCGACATAGCTACAGCCTGGACGCCATTGCCGAGTACGAACTGGGTGAACGCAAGACACAGTTTGAAGGCACACTAGATCAACTGTACAACCAACACTTTAAGACCTTTATTGAATACAACCGGCAAGATACCTTGTTGTTGGACAAACTGGACAAAAAACTGCGATTCTTGGAGCTGGCCAGCGAACTGGCACATGCCAACACAGTGCTGTTGGCCACCACAATGGGTGCTGTGGCTGTGACTGAACAGGCCATCATCAACGAAGCACATGAACGTGGCATGGTTGTGCCCAATCGGCAACAGCGACTCACCGACGAGGACACACAGGCCGCAGGTGCTTATGTGGCATATCCCAAGAAAGGATTACATGAATGGATTGGATCTGTGGACATCAACAGTCTATACCCCAGTGCAATTCGTGCCTTGAACATGGGCCCAGAAACTATTATAGGTCAACTGCGTCCGGTGATGACAGACAGATACATCAAGGACAAAATGGCCAAAGGTGATTCATTTGCAGCCGCCTGGGAAGGTGTGTTTGCTTCGTTAGAATACACAGCAGTGATGGAACAACAACGTGGCACAGAGATCACTATAGATTGGCAGTCAGGTGAAGAGACTGTACACTCGGGTGCTGAAATTTGGTACATGTTGTTTGACTCAAATCAGCCTTGGGTTTTGAGTGCCAATGGCACCATATTCACATACGAAAAGAAAGGCGTAATCCCAGGCCTGCTGGAACGTTGGTATGCAGAACGTAAAGAGATGCAGGCCAAAAAGAAAGATGCCAAAGATGCCAAAGAAATTGCGTTCTGGGACAAACGTCAGTTGGTCAAGAAGATTAACTTGAACAGTTTGTATGGTGCCATTCTCAATCCTGGTTGCAGGTTTTTTGACAAGCGAATTGGCCAAAGCACAACCCTTACCGGTCGAAGCATTGCCAAGCACATGGATGCCTACTTGAATGAATGCATAACAGGTGAATATGACCATGTAGGCCGGGCAGTGATTTACGGCGACACTGACTCATGCTATTTCTCAGCGTGGCCTGTGCTCCGACAAGAAGTTGCCGAAGGTCGCATGGCATGGTCAAAGGAAATCTGCATTCAACTGTACGATAGTATTGCAGACCAGGTCAACGACTCATTTCCAGCGTTTATGGAACGTGCGTTCCACTGCCCCAGAGACATGGGAGATTTGATCAAGGCCGGTCGTGAAACAGTGGCAGACCGTGGCCTGTTTATCACCAAAAAACGTTATGCAGTCAATGCCATTGACATTGAAAACAAACGACTAGATGTCAACGGTGCCATTGGCAAGACCAAGGCCACTGGCCTGGACTTGAAGCGCAGTGATACACCCAAAGTTATTCAAGACTTCTTGTTGGAAATTCTAAATCGAGTGCTGGCTGGTGCTGGTCGTGATGAAATCATTGAACGTGTGCGTGAGTTCAAGTATGAATTCAAAGAGCGACCAGGCTGGGAAAAAGGCTCACCCAAGCGTGTGAACAACTTGACCAAGTACGGCAAGGAAGAAGAACGCCTGGGCAAAGCCAACATGCCTGGGCATGTACGTGCGGCCTTGAACTGGAACAACTTGCG